CAATCATCATTGTAATAACATCATCATGTTGACGTCATGAGGTATAATTAGTTCATGAGTAAAAGAGCAGACGGCAAGAATGGTTTTGCAATCGGCGTCGGTAAACGTGCGAACGGCACTTGGAAGAAAGAACGGACGCCACGTGGACGGCTAGAGATATTATTAAACGACGTTAGCTATGAACAGTTGAAAGACTTGTTCAGGCGATTAGACAATGACGAGTTCGACGGCACTGCTAGAGTTGGCGACGTTTTAGATATTGCCGTTTTGAAAGAGATTTTCGTTAGAAATGCGCCAGGAGAGAAGATAAAAGTCTCTAGTGACAAGTTACTAAAACTTTACGATTTTATTTATGGTAAAAAGTCTGAAAACAGTCTAAATGGCAGAATTGACGTTGACATTGACGCCAAGATGACCAGTGTCAGAGGGTTCATATTGCCAGTATCAGGTCAAGATTTTATTGACGAAAAGGGGCGACAGATTGACCAAGGCGACGTCAAGTCATCTGAAGACGCTGGGGAACGACAGAGCTAACAAGCTACGCTCATCTGGTTATTGGGTGCCAATGCCGGGACCTCAGACACTAGCCTCAGCCGTAGCTAGTGATAGACGTTTTCGTGAGATTTTGTACGGGGGGGCTAGAGGCGGCGGTAAAACTGATTTATCGATAGCCCTACTTGGCGTTAGGCTGGCTAATAAGAGAGCTAAACAATTAGTCATTAGACGCAATGCTGATGATTTAACTGATTTTGAGTGGCGAGCTAAAGAAGCGTATCAATTCTTGGGAATTAAGCTAACACATAAGCCTCTATTGTTTACGGGCAATGGTAGGGGTAGACTACTAGGTGGTCATCTAAACGACGAGGACAGCTATACTAAATATCAAGGACACGAATATTGTCGTATCAATATCGAAGAATTGACTCAGATACCATACGAAGACATGTATCTTAGACTTATCAGTTCAGCTAGAAGTAAATATCATGACCTATATCCTCAGGTGTTCAGCACTACTAACCCAGGTGGTGTGGGTATGGCATGGGTCAAAGAACGTTTTGTCACGCCTGATACTGACCTGTGCGACGTGGTTCATAACACCTACAAGTGGTATGACTATGAAGGTAAAGAGCATGAAACCCATTGGCAGGTGGTTATTGACAAGCAGACTGGATTGTGGCGGGCGTATATTCCAGCCACCATTGACAGCAATCCTATCCTGATGAAGGCTGACCCTGAATATGTTAGGCAGCTAGAGGGATTAAAACAGACTAATCCAGAGCTATATGAAGCTTGGCGCAATGGCTCATGGGACGTTCAGTTTGGTGCAGTTTTTGACGACTTTAGCACCGAAAGACACGTATTTGATAAGTTTGCCGAGTTTGGCATAACTCAAAAACAGTACAAGTCGTCGTGGAAGATATGCGGTATGGATTGGGGATACAACGATGAGTGTGTGCTATTGTGGGCGATGTTTGACAAAATTGGCGACGGTAAAGAACGAGCGTTCATCTTTAGAGAAAAACACGGCAACCACCATGGCTCGGAGTGGTGGGCTAAAGAGTTTGCCCGCATTCAAGAAAAAGACCCAGTTGACGTTTTTGCCATGCCGCACGACGCCTACGCTCACTCTGGCGGGGCTGACAAGACTATTGCTGAAGCGTTCAAGGAGCAGACCGATTTATTACCACCTGACATTAGACCTATCTACGTGCGAGCTGACAAGATGATGAGAGACAAGAAAATTAGTGCTATTGACACATTGCACAATATGTTTGCTAACGCCCTAGACAACGAGCCGTCATTACTCTTTCACCGCACCTGTAACTATCTGATAAAAACGCTACCGACTATCGTTTACGCTAAAGAGACAGGCGGTGAAGAGCTGGATAAAGACAACGTTGACCATGCCCTTGACGCCCTATTCTACACACTGCTGACAGCTGACCGAGTGCGAGGCTCATTGGTCAATCGTAGCCAGATAATCAAGAAGGTGACGCCGTCGTTTGTCACTGGACTGCACAATGTGTACAAAGACGTGGGACTAGATATTGAACGCCTGGTCAAAGAGGCTAATCAGCCAAAACGTGACTGGCGCACTATTTAGACAGTGGTGGAATGGCTATAGCGTGCTATGATAGCCATAATATGAATGATAGTCAGCAACCACTTTTTCATGACCCCTCAGTAGATGTTATTACTGACCAGACAGACGTCGTAGATGAACAGGCTGTCTTAAAGCTGGATATAGACGATAGACAGCTCATCTCTAACTTTAGACGCTGGATTGATGGCAGTAATGGTTACTGGAACAATACGGACGGCTACAATCTGGAGAATGTACGCAATCAGAATGAGCGATATTTTTTGGGCAAGCAGATAGACAAGACGTTGCTTTATCCTCATCAGGTGCCTTATCAGGAGAACATTATCTTTACCGATGTGCAAGCTATCATGGCTTACGTCACAGCCTCAGAGCCGTCATGTGAGGTGGTACCCGATAACGACAAGACTCAGTCAATGGTTATGGCTGAAGACTTGGAACGGGCTATCAATATTCATACTGAACGTCACAAGCTGGCTGAAAAGATAAAGTCTGCTGTCAAGAACATGTATCTGAAGCGAGTCGGCATTATTAAGCTGATATGGGATGAAAAGTCGAACGATATCAAGCCTGTCGCTGTTGACCCTGCCAGAGTGATTTTAGATAAGAACTGTCTCTTGGGTGAAGAGCCACGGTTTATTTGTGAGGTGTGTCTGAAGAGTGCGGGTGAACTGGTGAAGCAATTCCCTGACAAGAAAGATGCACTGCTCAAAGCCTTAGGTAGAGAGCGATGGAGTCAAAAGCTACTTAACGAGATGATAGCCTATAACGAGATATGGTTTACTGACGACACGGCTGATTATGGCGAGCAGGAGTGTGTTGCCTGGTATTACAAGGACGTCGTCTTTGATAAAATGAAAAACCCGAATTATCTCTATGACGGTGAGGGTGTAGCTGTCAATAACTTCTTAGATAGACCGACAAAGCCGTATATCTTTTTTAACTACATCAATGACGGCTCATCACTGATTGACCAGACCACCCCGCTGGAGCAGGTCATATCATTGCAAGACGTTTTGAATAAGCGGGGGCGACAGATTGTCGAAAATGCCGATACGGCTAACTCTATCCTTGTTTTTAAGGCTGGGGCAATTAAGCAGGAGACGGCAGAGAATATCACCCGTGACCCTAATCAAAAGATATTGCTGGAGACAGCACCTGAACAGCCTGTCAGTAGTGCCTACGGTGAGATAGAACCACACCTGTTGCCTAATTACGTCATAAACGATAAGCAGGATATTAAAAACGCTATCCACGATATTTTAGGTGCGCCAAGCCAGTTCAGGGGTAGTAACGACAACGACAACGTCAATACCTTAGGTGAAGCTCAGATGATTAAGTCTCAAGCCAGCGGTAGGCAGGATGAGATTGTACGTGCTATCGAGATGAGCCTGGACAGCTACTTTAAGTTGCTGGTTCAGATGATGAAAGTTTACTATGACGAGAAGCACCCCTTTGCCACCAGAGATACTGACGGCAAGTTTGTCTACACTGAACTATCCCGAGCTACTATGCCCGATATTGCCTCTATCTCTATCTCTCATGGCTCATTGCTCAAGGTAGACCGTGAGAGGCGAGAGAACGTAGCTATGGCGATGGCTAAGATGGGGCTAATTGACCCGTACAATCTGTTCAAAGACCTATCGCTACGTGATGCCGATAAACGTTATGAAGCTTTAGTTAAGTTTAAGGTAGACCCGACCAGTCTGGTTAGCGACGTCAAGACCGAGGTGGACAACCGTGAAGCTTACATCGACTTTGCCACTATCATGGGCGGTAATAATGCCGAGCCACGTCAAGATATCGAGCCTGACTACATCTTAGCTATGCGTAAGTTACTGATGACTGACCAATTCTTGTATGCCAAGCCTGACCGGCAGAAGAAGTTGCTGGACTACATCCAAGGTTGCGTGATTGACTTAGGTAACCGAGTGAGACTGGAGCAGGCTGACCAAGCTGGATTACTGGTAGACCCGAACATACCGATTACCCCAGAGCCACCTGAAGTACCACCAGAGATGATGGCTCAGCAACAGCCCCAACCACCGATGCCACCCGACCAAGCTCAGCCCGAGCAACCACCTATCCAGAATATGCCCAATGTACCCAACCAGGAAGCCCCTGTCTCTATCCAGGACGCAGGTATACCTCAAGACGCCATTAGTACACTAGGTGGATTGTTAGGAGGATAGAATGAGCGTTTTAAGCAGTTTATTTAAGAGAATACTCAAGGGTAGAGGCGATGATATCGCTGAAAAGGTAGCTCAGAATTATGGTGACGATGCTATTAGGATTGCTACTAACGGTATCAAGAACCACCTGGATGAGGGGCTTGACTCTGCTAGTAACCTGATAGCTACCCACCAGATATCGCCCGAAAAGCTAGCCCAGGCAACCGAGATGGGTGGTTTTATGCACCCGTCTTTAGCTGTCACCGCCCCAGGACGAGGTGGTGGCACATTAAACCCCAGTTATGGCGATATTGTTATGGTGGCCAACCGTGAGCAACTTATGCCTAAAGCAGGTAAGGCGGTTATTGCCGACCGAGACATTTGGTCGCCGACCGTGCCAAGGGGCAGGACTGAAGTTGATGAGAAAGCACTAGATAGATTACTTAAAGCTAACGGGGTGAAGGCGTCTGCCTCTAACCTAGTTAGATTTGGCGACATTAACCTAGATAGCCCACGGGAGGGGCTGGTTGGTCTATATCGTGCTTTCAAGAACAAGCCAGATGTTGGACTTGCTGACGTGGTTGATACAGACGACTATAAAGACTTTGTTAAAAACATTGCCGATAAAATTGCTGGTAACCGTGTCTTTGAGCATCAGACAGCCAGTGGCAATTGGGTAACTAAGCCATATACGCCCGAGAATATAGATAGGTTTTTAAGTAGCGGTGGTGCTATCAATAGGACGGGGTGGTATCTGGATGGCAAAGACGCCTTACTTAGTCAGACTAGACGATTTAAGTCACCGACGCCCCTCTATGGGCAAGCTAATCGGTTGATGGACAAAGAGCTGTCTGAACCAGCCTTTAACGCTATCCTTGACAATTTTAGTGACGTTCTTGAGCAGATGGGTCATGACGGGGTGCCGAAGCAGTACGACCCGTCATATGCCCTATCCGAGATGATAGCGGGTAATCTACCTGTTGCTAAAAGCGTCAGACCGCAGGTTGATGATTTGCGCACCGCCCTGAAGAATATCCCCGTGCCATACTTTGAGGCTAAGCTCAGACGTATCGAGCCAGGTAGTAACTTCTATGGAGCTTTAGTACCAGACGACGTCTCTGGCGAGGTTATGGATAATCTGGGCAAGCTGGGCGTCAAGAATATCCAACCCTACAACGTTGATGAAGGTATCCAATTTTATCTTGGCAACATGGCTAAAAGAGGGCGACGGCTTGTCAATCCATACGTACTTGGACTAGGCGGAGCAGGCGTCTTATCCAGTTTGTTCAGTGGTCAAAACGGCTCAGATAACGCATAGTGACATAAACAACATTTTAAGATAGACTAAAATTGTAATAAGAAAGGAGATAGATGAGCGATATCGCCGATATCTTAGAGAGTGCTTTGGCTAATGATGAGTCATCCGAACAGCCCGATACTGGGCAGGATAATCAGCCAGAACAGCCCGACCAGGAGACTCAAGACCAGTCTCAAGACGAAGCTCAGTCTGGAGCTAATCAGGAAGAGTCTCAGAATGACGAGGCTGACCAAGAGCAATCCGACCAAGAGCAGGAGGATGAGCAAGAGAGTGAAGGCGAACAAAAAGATGAGCAACCCGAGCCCGAACCGCCTAAGGAAAAACAAGAACCAGAAGCTCAGAAAAAGCAGGAGCAGCCTCAGTCAATCAGTGACGAAATGTTGCAAGCTGAACTTGAACGACGGGGTATGGTAGCCACCAAGAAACAGGAACAACCTCAGCCCGAAGACCCCCGTTTTAGCCAACCAAGAGAGCTACCTGACGCCGTGTGGTCAAGGATGACCGAAGAGGGCAAGTATATCTACAACCAATTACCTTATCTGACCATTAGAGGCAAGGACGGTATTCTTAGGGTTAAGTCTGATGAACAGATACCACCCGACTTCGAGTGGGCTGATGAGGCGGAGAAGACGCAGTTTTACTCTAAAGAGCTACCAGCTCAAGTTTATAGGGCAGAACAGCTCAACGCTCAGGTGACTAAAGCCGTCGAGGACTACAATCGAGAGCTGGAGAGGCAACGTGAGGCTCAGACGATAGTGCAGGGCGTCGAGAAGCTACAGGCTAGTGGTATTTTGCCTAAAATACCTGGCGAACGTGGCAGTAAAGAGTATGAGGGGTCGGCAGAGCTGGCTTACGTAAACAACGTGCTTGGCTTATGGGAACAGCATCATCGTCAAGGTGAAAACATCTCTATCGAGACCGCAGCCTATCTATATAAGGCTCAGCACCCCGATGCGCTAAAGCCTAAGCCGACTACCACCCCGACAGACAAGATGCGTAAGGCTAAGTCAACTAATATCAACGGTGGAGCAAAGGGTAAAGCTATGCCTGAGCAGAGGCACACCTTCCCGCCAGGGACAATGCCGAGCGACATAATAGATTACTATCTGGATGATTTTGAATAAAGGAGGGATATGGCAGAAAACACCAGTAATGCAGACCAGAGCGACAACTTAGAAGATACGCTGACTCAAGACCTTGACTCAAGTACGAGGGGGACTGAAGTAGCCTCATCTCAATCGATGCGTGAGATTTTGCGAGGTATGTTTGAACCGAGCGATTATGTTAAGCTAACCAACCCGTTTGCCTATTCTATGGGGTGGGTATACGCTAATCCCGCTAAGCAACCTAAGTCGGAGCAGACCTCAAGTGCAGGCAAGCGTGTCTATCACGGCGTACAGGATAAGAAGATACTCAAGCCTGGCGAGAGTACCGCAGTGACAGGCGGAGAGGCTTATGTGGCTATCGAGCGAATGTACAAGCGTTACGTACAGATAGAGGGTGACGTGGTTATCATGTTCAACAACCCCGAGTTTATGCGTGAGTTTATCCCACGTGTCTACAAGGGCAAAGTCGACGTAGCAGAGCTAATCGATATGATAGACAACAAGCACCAACCAGCCCCCGTCGAGGTTAAGACCGAAGACTTAGCGCAGATGCGTGAGAATATCGCTGACGATATCGATACTCTAGGTTTTGCTGAGGAGGATGAGCCTGAAGCACCTAAAGAGATAAGGTTCAAGAAGCCTGTCGGAAGACCGCCCAAAAACAGCAAGTAGTTGCTAAAATGAGGGTATGGATGAAGTTAGTCGGCAGATTGGAGAACTTAGAGGACGTCTAGACACCTTTGAGCGTGACCTGTCTAAGGAGCTTGGGGAACACGCTCAGAGCCTAGACCGTATACAAGCCTCAGTCACTCAGATAGAGACCAGATTAGCCGTTAAAGATAACTCACTAATCGGTAAGCTATCTCAAGTACTGGAAAACTCACTAATTAAGATTGTCGGAGCGGGCTTTGTGACAGTAATACTGATATCTATCACTAATCACTATCAGAGCCAACTGGATGAGCTTAAGGCGCAAGTAACTAAGACCATGACAGTGGTCAAGGAGAGGGAGATAAAATAATGGACATTAGACCTGGAGAACTAGAGGTAGCTATCCCCGTAGACCCCGAGGAATTAGAAGCTATGGGCAAGGGGGAGTAGATGGCGTACTTCGAACAGAAGTGGCTATCGCCCAACCACACTATTGGCAGGGATGGGGCTACCGTAGATAAGATTGTCTTGCATCACGCCGCTACAACCAGTTTTGCGGGTATTGGAGCTACTTTTCAGAATAGGAACATTGCCACCAGCACTCACTATGGCGTGTCACCAGGGCAAGTCTGTCAATACGTCGAGCCTCAGAACACGGCTTGGGCGGTAGGTAATTGGGAGCAGAACAAGCGTTCAATCAGTATCGAGTTTGTCAATTCTACAGGCGCACCAGGCTGGGACATTGCCCGAGAGACTTTAGACACCGGCGCAGAGCTGGTAGCTAATATCGCTAAATACCTAGGCTGGGGCGGGCTGAAGATAGGCGAGAACGTTTTCTATCACAGTGACTTTTTCCCGACAGCTTGCCCCGGCGTGCTTAAGAGCACACCGAAAGGGCAGTATGTGGTAGATATGGCTAACGCTATCATAAATGGTGGCACTTTCACCGCGCCGGAACAATCGAAAGTACCAGTACCGAGACTAGCTAGCCAAGCCCTAAACCCGGGTATGTGGCTATATCATGACTATAATGGCAATTGGCGCAATAAGCCGTCACTAACGGGTGAGATAATGGCTACCTACCCCGCTAACACCTGGGTCAAGATGAAAGGTTACGTGCATGGCGAGGTGGTAGATGGTGACGATAGATGGCTGGTATCTGACGTTCATGGCTGGTTTGCTCATGTCTCTATCTTTGGCGGGGTTTATTTACTGCCTGATTTAGGCAAAGTCAACCCCGATGAAGCTAAACCGTCGGGAGCTCATACATTAGTCGAGCAACACGCCACCTACAAGGCTACCGATACAATGAATATCCGTCGAGAGCCGTCTGTCAGGGCTGGTGCTGTCGTAGGCACATTAGCACCCGGTGAGACGGTCAACTATGAAGGCTATATCGATATCAACGGTTATCGCTGGATTAGCTATAGAGGTAACTCAGGTATGAGGTGCTATATCGCTAGACGCAATCTATCGACCGGCGAGATTTATGGAGAATGTTATTAAAAGGAGGAACTATGAATAACTTAGAACTAAACAACAAGACCTATGACCGATTAAAGTTAGCGGTACAGGTAATCTTACCTGCCTTGCTAACCTGTTACACCACTATTGCTGTAGCGTTAGGGCTACCTGGCACTGAAGTGGTCACTATCATCGCAGGGGCGGTCATTACCTGCCTGGGTACAATTTTGGGTATCAGCTCAAAGAACTATGAAAAGAACAAGATGGACAATAACGCCTAAAGCCCCTTTTGTTTGGACTGCCCTGTTCAGAGATGGTCACGCCATTGAGCAGGGCGGTAACCATGAGGAGGCACTAAACCGATTAGTCTGGTATCTACATGGTGACCCCCATGAGTTCACCAGACGTTCACATTACCTTATCTGGTTCAAGCTGTACGACAAAGACAACACCGATATGCTCACCGTCAATTTTGACCCCGATGGAGATGCTTACATATCCCTTATCGGTGGTCATTTTATTATGACTGAACATAAGATGCGGTCAGCCGAGTTACTCTATCGAATTATGTACGATAAGTTATTCATCGGCTTTGGTGGACTAAACAGTTTAGGTAAGCTGGACGCTAAGGTGGTAGTCGTCAATCCTAACACCTCTATCAAGCAGGCACGCACGGCGACGCTATTATATGATAAGCTTAAGGTATGACAGCAATCGCACAATGGCAAGAAGATAACGGAACTGCCACGGGAAGCCCAGCTAAAGGTGCTACCCGCAATAACACTAATAACGTCAACTGGAAGTCAGTTGACGATACTACAACGTCACCCGCTAACGCTACTATTCTGGCAGGGACTAACAGCTACCCAAAGTATACATTTGTAAAGTTTACCGGTACGTTCAATCAGCTATCCATGGGCAGGTTTGCTCATGCAGGTGGCTCAGTCAGCCCTAACACTAAGTTGGTCGGATTAGTTACCAGCACTTACACTACACCGACCAGAGGAGCTTTGGCGGGGGCTAAAGACTTAAGCAATCCTGTATCTCTAGATAACGGTGAACCGGTCAAGTTTGCACCGGCAGGACCGGAGGGCACGGCTGTAGGAGACAGATTAACGATGGCTGGCTACACCCAGTACATGGTTACTCAGTTGCAGACCACAGGCAGTGCTCAGCCCGGTGATACGCCTGAACTAACATTAGCTTTCAGGTGGAACGAGAACTAGCGATGACAGACGGACAACGATATAAATGGCAAGCTATCTTTGCGGACGGCGAACGGATTACTCAGCCCGATGATGACCGTTATTCTAAACATAACCCGACCAAAGAGCATAACCCGTCTGCCTTTAGAGACGTAGAAGATAAACGTGAAAAGACGCCGTTGGTAGCTTTTGTTTTACGAGATGTTACCGATGATAGCCAAGCCGTTTTGTTAGACTTGGAAGCCCGTATCTTCTATGTCAACAACATGCCACTCAAGTTAGCAGGCGATGAACAGTTTATCTATGACATTAACAGTAAGCCTGCCGAGCTTATCTACTACCGTACTATGGAGCAGAAGATGGAAGATGGCTCAAGACCAGTAGTCAAGAGCCACACAATCGGCTACAGATACAACAACGTGTCATACGTAATTGTCATACCTGATGCGCCATACTTAGAAATTATGAAGGGAGAGCAGAAAAATGAGTGAATATCGAGCTACTACAACCAGCCATCTAGGCGGTGTAATAATTACAAAATAGCTTGCGGTTAGCTATCTATCTTGGTACTATATTGGTGTAGCATATTAGGTTTTTGGTTGATTTTCCTAGTATGCTTTGTACTTTCACCACACACAATCTTTTCCTGTAGGCGGGTTTTCTCTTAATCTTTTCCCGCTTGCGGGTCATTACCTGTCGTGAGAGTGGTCTTTTGGTCAGTTTATCCCACTCTTACGATGCATATTGCGAAGACGCCTAGCTCACCCTAGGCGCTTTTTTGTTTACTGGTAAGATAGTAATAAGATGAATGAATATTTTACTGATTTTTCTAATGAGCCACCGGGTAATATTCCCCGTGACAATCCCAACTGGATAGTTGACCAGAACCCGGGCAATTACATCGCTTTTACCCCTGACCAACATGGCTGTATCTGTATTAAGGCAGATAATAAAGGTCAAGTCTTTATCCGTTGTCGGCAATACGAGCCTGGCGCATCAGTCGTTGAGTCACTCACTCGTGTTATCGTCTGGACTAGTAATCAGAATGTAGGCAGTTATGGTATTTTAGGGCATCGCTACAACAGGTCAGCCCCACAGGGATTGACACTGGCGTATATCCCTAGTTATGGACGGTTGTCACTGTTTCTAAATGACGACACTCGTAATGAAGGGATAGCTTATCATCACTACAATTGGTTGCTAAGTACACCTTATTGGGTCAGGTTTAGGTCAGATAATAATCGCCAGTACGCTAAGATATGGCGTGATGGTGAGGCTGAACCGGCTAACTGGCAGATAGATGCTGTACGTAAGTTCGGTGATAATAGTGGCGAGATAGGCTTAGTCAATTACACCGGTAGACCGGGTGAAGTAGGTGTAACTTATACCCAGTACTCATTTGCTACAGGCGGGTTTAGTGCGCCTAGGTCACAAAACGCTATCGCCATCCAGGGCTCAGCCAGGATAGAGCGGGCTGATATTGGTGTAATCAAGGGCAAGGCAGTCATAAATAAGAATATGTCTACTCAGCTATCCGGTAAGGCAGATATTCTTAAGTCAGTCACCGCATCGATTGTCGGCAAGTCTAAGATTGTTACAGGCGTAAACAAAGACGTTCAGCTTAGAGGCAAGGCTAGGCTGAACAAGTATCAGACTAAGCAGATTAGCGGCAAGTCGGTTGTCAGCGTCTTTGTCAAGCAGGCATTTATCAAGGGGCGGTCTAGGATACATATCCAACCGTCCCTCATACTGCTTGGTAGTGCTGTCATTGCTAATGAAGCGACTACTACGATAAAGGGTGCATCTCGGATATATGGCGTATTTACAGTGTCTCTGAAGGGCAAGTCTGTTTTAAGACGCCCACCACGACCAATGTCGCCTCAGCACTGGCGCAACGCCGATACGCACTCACCCACCAAGTGGCAAGGTGTAGACACCAAGCCTCAGCACTGGCGCAACGCCGATACGCACTCACCTACCAAGTGGCAAGAACAATAAAAACCACCCCGTAAGAGGTGGCTTTTTAGTTGTAGCCGGTCGCACTAGGCTATCGACTTGATACCTGTAATCACACTGTTGCGTCGTGGCTGTCGGTGGATTAGGTTACCAAGCATTACCAACCAACCAATCTTACCGTACTGGTTGATAGGCTGCATGAAGTCACGCATCTGCAAGAACGACGGCACTTGGTCTTTAATATCTGAATATGTACCCTCAGTTATGTTGTTCTTGTTGTTGTAGTTGTTCAGGTCTTGACCCTTTAGATTGCGGTACTCCAAGTAGTGCTCGTTAATCCAGTAGAACCGGCCGTTCGGGCACTTGTCGTCAGCCACTACAGGCTTGCCGCGGTAGCTGATAGCATCGACGCCCCAAGCACCTTTCAGAGACTGGGCAGGTACGCTAGTACCACGTGGGGTCTTACCATTTACACGGTTGTAGCCGGTAATGGCTGTAGCGTCATAGTGCGCCTGCAAGCTGTTGTTTTTGTGCAACAAGCTTTCAAACAGACTCCAAATCTGAGAGGTGGTGAAGGCAATGTCGGGCGACTCTTGCGATGAGCCCGCCGCTGAAGCATCGTCAAACGCCTTAGAGACAAGGTCAAGAGTCATCTTGCCGGCAGCCGCTGCGGTGACGTGACCGTTAATGTTCGGCAGTTCAGCACGACTTAAGCCTGCATAAGATGAGGTGGCAGTACCATCATCGACGATGAGCCCCAATCCATCAAAGTCTTTGCCGTTACCATAGCCGTATAACAGGTTGCCGACACCATCAGCCAGAGAGTTCGCCGCCTCATCCATCTTTGCACCAAGCAAACGCACAGCACCCTTGTTAGAAGTCTCGTTGACAGATTGCTCGATACCCGGGATAACGATGCTCTGCTCATAGCCCTTGACGTACCAAGTCATACTACGCACGTTGTTAGTGGCTGAGGTGTCAAACTCATCCATACCGTCAAATGAGCCACCGGTTGTTGAGTTAGCAATCTGGATAGGCTGATTGACAGTAGTACCTCGCCACGGCTTAGGGTTAGATAACGCCCTGGCGGTAAAGATGTTGCTCTGGTTGACTGTATCCACAATCGACGGCAATATCTCGTTGTAGGTAATTGTCTTAACTCGTTCAGAAAATACCATTTCTTCTCCTTACTTATCTTATAGGGTGAATATACCACAGATATCCGCCCAAACTGTGACCGTTTTTAGTTATTGCCCCAGCATGTTATAGATTGACTGTATCTTAAGTCTAGCTTTCACCGGATTGTCGGCGATATCGGGCGCCATTGACATGTATGACTTGATATCCATATCAGACAGCGTGCCGCTATCACCACTGGCTCTAGCCAGGGCTACGGCTAATGCTTGACGCTGAGTGTTGTATGCTCCTGCCGCCGGGTTGACACTGTCAGCGGTAATGGCATTGAGGGCATTAGTTAAGTGTCCACCTACACCACGACCGCCACCGGCTTGTCGGTACAGTTTCATCAAGTTGCTCATCTGAGTGCGGGCAGAGTTCTGTTTAGCTGCCGTTTTAGCATCAGCAGCACTGCTCTTGGCGGCTGAGGCTTTAGTGGCGGCTTTAGTTCTGCTATCCAGTAGGTCGATAATACTGGCTATTGACTTACCCGCTTTAGTGTTACCATCCATCAGTGCCTTGACGTAAGCGTTCTCCAAATCTTCCCTGGTGTAGCCCGCAATAGTGTCATTGTTCGCTGAATTAGCAGCAGCCAACCCGTTAGATACATCTCTTGGGTTACCGGTAACACCGCCCATAGCTGAGCCCATTCCGTCAGCCTCTGAGCCACCGCCGGGCATACTAGCACCTCTAGCCTGTCTACCGCCCAGCTGGTCACCTAGCATGGATAGTGCTCCAATACCGCCCGCTGCGACTGCACCTCGCTTGATAGCCTTCTGTACGCCCTCATCTCTAAGCTTATCGGCAGCACCTACTAAGGTTGACCCAAGCTTGCCTGTCGCCGCTTGAGCCGGCGTACCGACCAGGGTGTCCAGCAAATTAGTCAGCCCTTTAGGCATACCGCCCATACCACGACCACCGCCTGAGTTACCCAGCAAAGCACCACCGCCCTGAGCCTGGTCAGATAGTCGCTCCAGCTTCTCACCGTTGACAAAGTCACGCTTAAATGAGCGTAAGTTAGCAATAGTTCTCTCTGCTGCCGGGGTGGCTTCCAGTTCCTGAGCCAGTTTATCGTAAGCCTTCATGAAAGGCGTATTGTTCTGTAGCCTAGCCTCGCCGGCAAGCCTTTTGAGCTCATTGATCGAGTTCTCGTACAGTTCTTGAGTAGCACCCGGTCTAACCTGTTCTACGGCGTTATCGATACCTGTAGCAATCTTATCGCCCATGTCCATCATCAATCCGCCCAAGGTCTTATCACCAGCCTTGTTAGCTGTATACATCAGTCTACTGCCCTCGCTCTTGAGTAACTTTTCCATCTGTACGGGGGTGTAGTGGTCGATTAGCGGTCGTAAGTTAGACGGAAAGCTGTTCAATACCGCCTCGTATTCACGGGTAGGTAAATCAAAATGGGTCATATCCAGTACGTCGGTAGCCGACCTGGTGCTATTGATTGCTTTGTCCAAAATAGCGTCTTCAGTACCCGTTAGTGTCCGTCCCAGCTCTGCCTGAGCTCCAGGGTCTGAGATACCTGTCCGTCTAAATACTTCAGCAATGTTGTGCTTAGCATCTGGGGCAACTTTAGCCATACCGGCTCTGGTGACGCTTCTGCCCGTATTCATCGCCGTCTCGCCGCTCTTTTCCAGTAAATCAGCCACTGAGTTCAGAAAACCACCCTTCTTGACCACGCTCTGAGTAGTGTCATCAGCTATTTCACGCCCCAGATTAGACAAGGCACTCTTACCTAAACCTCTAGAGGCACTGGCTACTGCGACATTAGCTAAATCATCACCATAGTTTCTAGCCAGGCTGCTTGCTAACCCTCTAGAGGCACTATTAGCAACACCACGGGCAATATCATCGCCTGAGCTTCTGAACAATTTACTTAAAATACTGCCAAACATTAGTAGTAGCCTCCTCCATATTCATCTTCATCTTGATACTGGTTCTGATACTGGTTTTGTCCGCCGCCAAATAACGGCAATAGTTTACTGCCACCATATAAAGCACCGCCACCTAAAGCTATCTTGCCCATAGTAGACTTGGGCAGATACTTACGCCAATCAGTGCCTGTCAGCTTATTCTTTAGACTACCAAACTTTTCAAATCCGATAGGCATAGCTGCGCCCATTGCTGCACCCATGGGTATACGTCCCAAAGCATCGCTGAGCTTAGTATTCTGTCCACCCTCACGATAGGTGCTAGCCACATCTCTCGCTGCACCTGCCAGGGCATTCCTAACCAGTGCGCCTCGGCTAATCTTGCCTGCTGAGGTTAAAGCTTTGACGCCTGATGCTCCTGGGATAATGTTCATAAGGCTCTCGACACCAGCTCCAATATCTGAGACGGGGTCACGATTGTTTTGCTTGTAGGTATTGCCCATCAAATCGACCGCCGCTGTCCCCGCCTGATACATCGGGTTAATCATACCGCCGATTATCCCGTTACCGAAAGGCTTGTACCGCCAATCTTTCTCCTCTTGCTCATAAGCCTTGCCCAGTGTATCCAATCCGCTCTTGTTTTGGCTTCGGGCAGTATTGTAAGAGTTCATGATTGCCGAACGTCTAGCCTGCTCCTCGGGGCTAAGACTACCCCAATCTACTCCTTCAATGTTCTTGGCATAGTAGTCATTAGCCTGCTGGTTCAAAGCATTAGCTTGGTCTATCTGCTTATTGACCGTATCACGGTCATACTGTCGACCTGTACCAAAGAGTAACTTACCTAAATTACCTAGAATATCCATATTTACCAGCTCCCTCCGCCATTACCGCCAGATGCACCGCCCCAGCGGTCTTCTATGCCCTTATTAGCCCACAATGAACCACCACCAAACAAAGCTAGCGGTCCATACATCCTAATGGCGTCACCAAAGTTATTAGCCTTGGTAGCATAAATCGGCTGTTGCCTCTTTCTCGGCGTGTAGGTGTTGTCGTTACCAGGTTTATCGGTGTTACCTCTGCTTGGTTGAGGCTGAGGCAGGTAGCTACCTATTCTAGCTGCTTCTATCTTGGCATCATGGGCTAGCTTAGCGCGGTAGTTCTCCTGTTGCGCTTTCCACCTGTCTAACGCCATCTGGTCTTGCGCTAACTGCCACTTATCTCGTGCACCGTACTCATTAGCCAGCAAGCCTCTATCCTGCTGGTTCATCTGGTAGGCAGAGTTGCGCTGACCAAGCAATGTTGACCAGACACTACGCAAAGCATCCAGGGTCTTTTCTTGGTCGCTCATCTGATTGCCAGCCACGTACTGCGTCTCTTGCATACCACGATTAGCTAAATCGGTGTAATCCTGCAAGGTGTTGTTGTAGTTCTGACTAAGCATGTTCATAGTGTTGGCGTTATCGCCCTGTCTAGACTGCATAATTCGTGATAGCTGAGCCTGAGTTAGATTGCCACCATACTGCTGTCTGATAGTGTCGGGCATGCGGTTGATAGTATCGTTGAGCTGGTCTACTGCTCCTCTAGCTTGCTGATAGCTGGTTCTAGCCTTGTTTATCTCATCGGTGTTGAGATACCTATCTCTGGCTGCGCTATATATGTCACCAAAGCTCTGACGCTTATCAAAAGCGTTGTTGTACTTGCCATACGCCTCATCTGCCTGTTGTTGGTAGGCGTTGTATTTCTGATAACTAGCGTCTGCGTTTCGGTTAGCTGATGCAATACGTCCACTAAAATCCATCTAAACTCCTATTCTTAGGATTATCGTAACACAGTAGCTTCGTTAATAAGCCCCCGCATAAGCACCACCTTCGTATCTTCTGAAGTATTCAGCTAGCGATAACTCACCTGATTGCGTCTTAGCAATATCTGAACGCTTACGGGCGGTGGCCTCTTGAGCCATGCGTGCACGTTCGACGCTAGCCCTCTTAGCACCAAGCTCGGCATTGATTGAGGCTTGGTATCGTTTAGTCCTGTTAGCCTCTATCTCCCGCTCCTGAGCCATCCAGCGTTGCTTAATATTCCACCAGTCATAGGCACTCTGAACTGACTGTTGCTGATATCTAGCTTGAGTAGCCATATCTGACCACTGCTCTTCGTTCTTGACTGCTGTATTCCAGTCATCAGCCCGCCTCTTGATGCCTGACCAGTAGCTATCGCTTTGCTTGTTAGTTAGCCCTAACGCCTGATTGAAGGCTTTCTCGACCCGAGAATGATAATCGTTGAACTTGGTCTGGTAGCTAGCCTCATATTGCTTAAATCGGCTGGTGAGGGCTTCTTCTTGAGGTTCTTTGACCTTCTCCAGCTCTTCTTCGGTAAGATTGCCACCAAAACGCTGAACAATAGTAGTGCTGAGCCTATCCAGTTGGTCTTTAACTACCGCTAAAGCCTCTTTAGACTTATCTAGAGTAGTTTTAACGCCTGATACGTCCAAATCTTGCTCTGATTGACGCTTGTACTGGTCATATATCGTCTGGTAATCGGGGCGTTGGTCAAAAGCAATATCGTAAGCTTGCTTAGCCTGCTTAGTCTGCTCTTGAGCTGCGCCATACGCACCGTAAGTCTGGTCTACATATTGTTGAGCTTCTTGTAGCCGTCTTTGCCAATCCATAGTCTTATTATAAATGGTAAGGGGTAATTAGCGTGGTGATATCAAAAGTAATACCAGTTAGCCACCACCAGCTCCACCATTGTGAGGTAAACCACCATTGACCACCACTGGCTCGATTGCCCCACGCCCAAGCCACGGTGGAATAGACATCGATATCGCCATTATCTCTCGGCTCGATAGAAAAACCGCAATGGATACTCGGGTCAGTCATCATCGGCATGGTCGGTTGTGAGCCGTTAATATAGCCTCTAGTCGGATAATTACCACTCGGTGAAAACGCCCAGACAAATAATTCATTAGTAGCACCAGCAGATATTACGTTTTCTGTAATATTGAAGTTAGAGTAGGCAAAGATAGCGTCGGTGCTGTTAGCAGGAAAGTACACATCAAAGTTGCCATCACCGTCATATTGCCACCAAGCCTCATGAATAGTTGACCTGAGGTTACTGTTGCCAATTTTACTATGAGCTAAGTTGATTATCCTAAGTTGCCCAGCCGGTATGCCAGTTTTGATAGTGTGAACATGCTTCTTGTGCATGCCATGACCTGACCTGAAGACGTTATCCCAAGTAAACGGATTAGGGTAGACTGGTGGTTCTGAGGCATCACCTAGCACAGTAAACTTGTATGTTCTAATCTGGGGTGTTTTGCGTGATATGTCCGTCCCGATTAGCTTGTAGGCACTATTGAGATAGACGACGTTATCATCATAAGGTGATAGTACTTTTAGCCCATAATCAGCTCTTGGTACGATACCGCCATCTTTAGGCGGTAGCTCACTTAACCCCTCGGCATCATCCTCATAGTAGGGCATACCTTTGCCTTGATACTTCACTTTGTAAGTTTTACTAACTAAATCAAAGAGACAATCACTTGGGGCGGGGGTAGTGCTGTATTCAGTGCTACCTTTTTTAACCGGTATAACATGCAATCGTTCAGTACCGGTCTCGTCCCGTAAGATAAGCTCACCCACATCCATCAATGGGGCTCGCTTTTCTACCTCACCGCCAGTATTGACTGAGCCGATAAAGACTGACCGACTTGGGTTGACAATCGTACTATTGAGCTCTACTCGCCGTCCATTGATTGAGCCATAGCTAGGCTCGATATGTAAGCGGTAAATCGGGCTACTATCATAAGGGATATCAAACATGTCGGGGCAATCTAGCATTACTCTCTTACTGCCGTAATACATATAAAACTTGTTATCCATAATTTCACAGCCAAACTGGTCTGGTGTTGTATAAGTTGCTCTACTGCCACACAGCCAGCCATCGCCTGGATAACGGTCTTTTACTCTAAAAACACCATCCACAGTCCAGCCATGCTGAACAATGACGTTACTATCTATCGACTGGGTATCGCCTACACCACCTAGTCTAAGCCATCTCATGGATTGACCACCAGTCTAGTCACCTCACTAGTCACCATCGGTTGTCTGACCACCACCAGGCTGCTCTTAGGATAGACTAGATGCCCATTGATATTGAAGCCCTTGACCCCATTTAAGGTATACGCTTGATAGCCTCCTGCATCCTGATAAGATACGCCACTGTTGTGCCATAAACCTTGACTATCCTGGATGAAAGAGTAAGCTGCCACCTGGTTGTAGTCCATACCACCGGGTAACGGGTAGAAGCTGATATCTTTTTTATCAAAGGTAGCTACCTTGACCGCCAATACCAACTGACTCTGCACCATAGCGTTTAAGCCTAGCTTATTCGGGTCTGTCTCTTTAGGGTTATCACTGAGGATATGCTTTAAGCCATAATCGTACGTTTCACCCCAATCAGTGCTATCTGGGGTGTCAAAATAGGGGTATTCAATATCATGGCTGATATCCACTGCTATCAGCAACGCCCTGTCTTTGAGCGTCTGAGCTTTATGCTCGTTATATATGTTTAAGTCGTAAGCGGTAATCTCTTGATATATCCAGCTCTCATTCCACCAAAAGCCTCTGTACGCCTCGCCAAATGAGGCTGGTTTATCTGTAGTAATCATCATCGGTGGATAGCCTAGATTGTGTAGTAGCTTAGCCTTATACCTGTAGACGGTTCTCGTCTCGCCGTTACGTATATTATATTCAGTGGTAGCACCATCCTGTAATACCTCCCAGGGGCTGTTCTTGTCGATAGTGGTTATCCACTGCAAGCAAGGAAAAGATGAGCAATACAGTAAGTTCACATCTGATGCTGTTCTAGCGTCATAACCCTTCTTAGCGATTTTAATGCCGTAATCCTGTCTTGGTCGCATCGTTGACGGCATCGGCTTTGATTCAAGAATTGGCACTAGAAAGCTCCTGGTGAGTAGCCCATCAGCACGACTACCCTACCCTTGTTGTCTTTGACCTGATAGAGACCTTGCACCACCTGAGTACCTCTAGTGACACCCGTCCTAGTCTGACGTGGTGCTATCTGGGTCTGCTGAGCAATATCCAGTTCACTGACATTGCCAATTTCCTCAAAGGTAGCTTTCAGCTCGGTCGGCTTAGTCTGAGAATAGCTGGTGACTAAATCGTTAGTATTCTGATTGTATACAGGTTCTGCCATTACTTATGCATCTTTCCTTCCTCTGGTAAGCTCCTAATGTTAATACCGATTGAGGTTATTCTAGCGGGCTTAGTAGCACCGTCATTTATACCCTCTAAGCCAAATTGTAGCACCTTGAATCGCTTGTTCACCTCAAAATATAGTTCTGTACTACCCGCCTTAGCTTTACCCTCACTAAATACCCAATTACCGCCATTTATCTTATATTTCAGCTTAATAGTACATCCCTCTGGTAGCGGGTCAAAGGTAGCCACCATCCTGAGTAGCTCCTTAGCTTTCCAAGGGTAGCTACCGTCATACTCCAAGCTCTCATACTTAAACTTCTTAGCAGGCTTTGATGAGTTATTGACTACAGTTATGTACCAGATATCAGAGTTGTTGACGTTGTCGTGAACTCGATTAGAGATATAAAGGTTTTCGCCAAAGTTCCAAATACCACCGACCTCAAAACTATACTTGTCCGTATTACAGTTGTCGGGCAAGCCAGGCAAAGCGTACGAGTAGTAGTAGCTGTTCGGGTAGTTCTTGTCTAATGAGCCATAGCTGTATATGCCAGCTCTAGTCTTGAGAGTTGTCTTGCCAGGATAAGCTAATAACAATATCCCTTTACGCACAGTCATAGCGTGGTCATAAACGACCGTCTGATTGTCTACACCTGAAAACTCACCCAAATCACTGGATAAAGTTCTAATCTTAGCGATAGCTTTTGAACCAGTATAAGCGTACAAGCCGTTATCTATGACCATGTAGATGATGTTCTGATGAGAATATAAGCTCTGAGGTGCGCCTTCTTCTAAATCAACTCTAAAGTTGACGTTGTCAGCCACGCAATCCCAAAAGCATAAGCTACCTTGCTGAAAGTCCCTCGATTGACCTTTGCCAACCCGTTCGCAGCCCATCACGATATACTCATCTGAACTAGTCAAGCTGGTTATCTCCATACCGTCGACAGCACTAACGCGATTAGATTGCATCACCTCTGGCGTCTCTGCCTCTGCACCAGTCGGTAGCCACTGCATTAGATAGCGACCGTTGCCAACCAGCAATGTGCCGTCCTTATAAGCCATTATCGGGTGATAGCCACTGCTAGTGATATTCAGCGCATTAGCGTAATATCTGAAGTGCAAACCATACATCTTACCGCTTTCATAACAGTCGACCGTCCAATCATTACTGTCGGCTATCAGGTGGATATGATATTCTGTTCCACCTGTCTTATAGGTCACAATTTCGATCGGTTTAGTGAAGGTGAAGTTGATAGTGCCATCTGCTTGGATATCGCTAACAGACGCCTTGACTCTAGCTATCTCTTTATTAGTGTTGTTATGTAAAATCAGCGTCATCTCACCAGATACTGGATGAGACCTCACCCTAACTGCTATCTTAGCCATCGGCGACACGTCTGGGATAAAAACACACTTATCATCATCATTTTCAGATAAGGCTGTTTTGACTACTGTAGTAGCAGCCCCACCTGTCTTAAATGACCATCTATCAACGCCATTGCCAGTCAGATAGCCGGCTGGGCTTCTAACTAGTAATTGAGCGACTGTGTTAGACGTGCTGTAATTTAAGCTATGAACTACTACTCTGCTTGAGAGATTGTCGCCTACGACGTTGTCAAAGCTGTACAGCCTGTTGTTAGCGGTGATATATAGCGTATCGTTCATGTTTTGATAGGCTATATCAGCTCTACTGACGCTATCTGTCCAGACGTTAGCCTTAACTGTGGCTATAATAGCTCTATCCACCTTAATCAGCTTGCCGTGGTCGGTTATCATCCATTTCATGCCATCGGCTGACTGTGTCATGCCTGTAACCAGACCTAGCTCAGTAGTCTTGCGGATAATATCAGCCTCAGCCAAAACAGTCATGGCACTTGGCTCTAGCCTAGCGTCTAGGCACTCGCTGTCGGCATAAGCGTTTTTGATGCCAACTTTCTTGTCCGACCCCTGTCCGCCGTAAAACGACGTCTGACAGATTACTAAATCTGTACTGTCGTATCGGCTAGCCATTTAGCCTCCAAGGTGATACTCGTGGGTCATTAACAGGTAGTCTAGGATATGGATTGATAACGCCGTCTGAGCTCTTCAAACCATACGTTGTTCTGTATCGCTCCACCAGCTCGTCATACAGTTGCTTATAGTAGCCAGCTGTCTGTAAATCTTTGCGCATCAGATAAAACTGTTGACATGCATAGTAAACGATAGCGTCGTGGTACTCTTCAGGAATATCAACGCTCTGACCGATAGTAACAGTAGTATCAGCTGAGCTGTCACCTTCATAGTAGTTCTGCAACAGTATATGTGTATCGTCAAGCCGTCTATCTATTTTAATCGCTCGCTCATCTGAGAATATCATATAGCAGTCATCTACTACATCAGATCTGAACTTATCGCCACCTACCGCTTGAACCGCATCGCTGTTAGTCTCTAACTTGACTTTAACAGAATAATCGTCGATATGTAGTCTAGTCGCCTTAGCTTCATAAATGACTTTTAATCCATCGGTGACGTTGACTGCGCTTGGTGGCAATAGCTCAATCTGGCGTGGTGTCTTGACAAAATAGTATGTCGGTTGTGAGGCTAGAGTTAGCCAGTTGTGTTTAACCGCTAGATATTCGCTAGTGCTCTTAATTTCAATCAGTTCAGTATCTCTAGCTGTTACAGCTGTTATTCTTAAAACGTCATCGCTGAGCTGATATGACGTCTGCTTGGCAATTAAATCGGTCGTTTTAGTCTTAGTTACAGGATATCGTCTAGCTAGAGAATTGATGAGCTGAACACCTGAGCAGATATCCTTAGCTATCTTGACCAGTTCATCCGAGCTGTCATCTAAACCGCACAGCTGAGCTACTTCTGACTTCATCTGAGTAAACGTCTTCATATCTGTATTATAACGTATTATCATGACGTCAACATGATGATGTTATTACAATGATGATTGTGACTAAAATGCTTG